GACCAGCAGCACTGACGGCTCCCCGTTGGTGGCCGTCAGCATGCTCATCGAACTCAGTGATGTGACCAGCGCTGGGTCTGTGGTGAACATAGACGAACTGTATGCAGGGACAGTCAGTGCGCCGGACGGCTTCAACTTCAACGGTTCGACTCCGACAGGGTTGAAGTACTTCTATTCGTGGGATGGGCCTGCCACCAACTCCACGTCCACAGCCTTGCAAAAGAGCCATATCAAGGCACCGGCTACCTTCCCACGCGGCGTGCCGATCCAAGTCATTGGTGAGGGATTCAATCCTGGTGAGTCGGTGACGCTTTCGGACAGCCACTCCAACACCGCTACCGTCACCGCAGACGGCTCAGGCGCGTTCGACACCACGATGCCGATTGATCCTGCAACGCCCCTCGGCACCACCTATATCCAGGCGCTTGGCACCACCAGTCGGGCTGCCTACATCAACACAGTTACCGTTACGGCTTAGAAAGGCATCATGGGAAATGTAACAACTGGCGGGGCAGCAATCTGGACCCCGGATGAGGGGGACAACCTCGATTCCGAGGTGTGGTCAGCAGCAATGGCCGCGTCCATCGAGAACGGCATCGGGGCACGGGTCACGGCTCAGGAACAGGCCATTGGTCTGAAGGCCAGCATCGCCAGTGGGACGCGGGTGAAATACAGCACCGGGGTCATTGCCCCCTACGCAATTCTCGGTGACGGAACCTCCAACTTCATCCAGGGTCTGACCATCGCAGGCGGTGTCGTCCCCATTACTATTCCGGGCATGTACCTGATAACGGCCTCTGCCGCGCTCGCCCCCTATGGCAGCACGGCCACGGACAGTGCCCCTGAGAACGTGGACCGATCCATCGCCATTCAACTCATACACAACGGCACTGAACTGAACGGCTGTGAAGTCGCGGTTGGCCCCCTCCAATGGCAGACCTCTCAGGCCAGTGGCGTGGTCCTCTGCGCAGCTGGGGACACCCTCAACGTCAACTGGTACTCATCTGGCCCAGCAGGCACCCCCGACCCGACAATTGGCGCAAGGACGGCAAGCAACGTCGCCTTGCAATCTTTGTCCATTGTCCTCATTACTCCCGTGGCAATTTAGGCAGGCGTGTACCCCTGTAGAATTGGTGTTTAGATACACCTTTTCTACAGGGAGACAATATGAATTACCGAATGGTGGGGATGTAAATGCCCCAGTGGCTCAGTGAACTCATTGCCATCAATCCTTGGCTGGGATTGAACGTCCTGATCGTTATTGGCGCGGGTGTTGCTTGGAAATTCCTGAAGCCCCCGACAAAAGGGCTCAACCACTTCCTCGAAGACTGGAACGGCGAGCCTGACCGTCAAGGCGTCACAGGACGGCCCGGAGTCATGAAGCGGCTTCAGGACATCGACGCCTCCGGGGTCAAGACCGATACCTGGATGGAAAAGTACGGCTCCATCATCGACAAGCTGGACCACGAGATGCACCCCAACTCGGGCTCCTCGATGGCAGACGCTGTGAACCGCACCGAGGCCCGCCTGAAGGCACACCTTGAAGCCTGCCCGGTTCCCTCCTCCGCTCAGACCACTGTCACCGTCAACACCGGAACCTCAACCCAAGGAGAACAAGCATGACTGATTATTGCCCCGGAGCCGTCCAGTCTCCGCAGCCCGGTGGGGGCAGCCTCAACGCCTCCCTACCCGCCCGCGCTGTCTGGCACATCACATGGGACGCACTGAAGCCTGATGGCACACAGCCCGACTTCAACGCCGTCTCCGGCTACCTGAAGAAAGTTGGCTACTGCCCCACGATCATGTGGAACCCCTTCACCGGCCACATCGAACAGTACTACCCGGCCAGCCAGTCCGCCCGCGCTCTCGTGGCGTGGAACGAGGACGGCGCTGCCAACATTCAGGTGGAAGTGTTCTTCTCCCCCAACTGCGTCGTGGACGGCAAGCGCTACCCCACTGTTGCTGACACCCCGCTCATCGGTCTGGACACCATTCTGGGCTGGATGGACAGCAACGGCATCCCCCGCACTTGGCCGCTTGGCTCCCCACAGTGGCAGGGTAACTCCCGGAACGTGGATGTGTGGAACGCCAACGGTGGGCACTACGGCCACTGCAACGTCCCGGACAACACCCACACCGATCCTGGCCCCATGCCTGACATCACAGGCTCCCACGGTGGTGCGCCTGCCCCGGTTGTGGTTCAGTCTGCTCCCGTAGTGGCTCCTGCTGGCTCCTACCTTGACATCATCCCCGGTCCCGGCCAGTGCCGTGTTGATCCGGGCGACACCCTCTCGGGAATTGCAGTCCAGTTCGGCGTGGACCTCAACGCGCTCATTGCCCTGAACGGGATCACCGAGCCGGACAAGATTTTCCCCGGCATGCTGCTGGACCTCCCGCAGGCTCCTGTTGCCGCACCGGCACCCTCGGGACTGCCCCCGTACTGCACAGTCGATCCGGGTGACACTCTGGGCGGCATTGCTGACCAGTACGGTGTGCCGCTGCAGTACATCCTTGACCGCAACCCCGGCATCAACGCTGACCTGATCTTCCCCGGTCAGCGCATCAACCTCTAGGAGAACCATGAACCTCTCTGCGAAAACCCGCACCTGGATTTACTCGATTCTGCTCACCGTCCAGCCTCTCGCGGTGGCCTACGGGCTGGTGAACAACACCACCGCTGGGCTCTGGGTGAACTGTGCAGCAGCCCTTCTCAGCACCGGGCTGGCCGTTTCCAACATCACTCCTGATGCCGCTCCCGGCAAGCATGAGGCAACCCCCACTGTGTAAATTAGTATTTTGGTAGAATGGGCTACAGAGGTACACACTCTGTAGCCCATTCCCGTCTCAGGAGCAAATCATGTCGCTGCTAGATTCTTTGAACGTCGTTACCGCACCCGTCAGCAAGAACCGTGTTGACCTCCTTTTGGACAAGCTCGAAGGCGAAGACCTGACAACGTTGCAGGCAGCTCTCCGCAACTCCGCCATCCGGCCATTCGAGCTGACCAAGGCCCTGCGCATGGAGTATCAGGACCAGCAGGTGGTTACGGACAAGTCTGTGGCTGACTGGCGCAGGGCGCACATCTCAGAAGTAGACGGACTCTAAGTGGGTCTGGCAGATGCACTGGCCACAGTCAACAAGGCCAGTGGCACAGGTGAGTCCGAGACGCATGATGCTGACGGGACATCGAACTACGTCCGGTTCAGCAAGGAGGCGTGGGGCTACGATGACTACCGCGCCTTCATCTCCTCCACCGGCCAGAACCCCGATGAGGTCACCTTTACCTGGGGCTGGACCTCGAACCCGTCAGGCGGCTTCTGGAACAAGCTGAACAACGTTCGGCCCAAGAACGCAGCAGAGGACGGTGTGCCCGAGTGGCCAGTCGTTCAACAGGCGGCTCCGGTCAAGGTCACCATCAAGTCCAGACCAGCCAAGCCCGTCCGTGGCATGAAGCTCGCGCTCAAAGGCGCTGACACTCAGATCGGCTACCGGCGACTGGCTGACGGGACGCTTGACCCGTTCCACGACGCAGCGGCCATGAACGTCTTCATCGAAGCCGCCACCCAGTTCCAGCCGGACAAGATTCAAATCCTCGGTGACTTCCTGGACCTCGCCTCGCAGGGCCGGTTCGCTCAGGAAGCCGCGTTCGCCCAGACCACCCAGCCAGCTATTGACACCGGCTACAAGTTCCTCGCCACGCTCAGGGCTGTGTGCCCGGATGCTGAGATGATCATCATCGAGGGCAACCACGACAAACGGATGCAGAACTTCATCGAGGCCAACGCACTCGCCGCGTTCGGGCTGAAGCGGGCGGACATGCCTGACTCGTGGCCTGTCATGTCCCTGCCGTCCCTACTCCGGCTCGATGAACTTAACATCGCCTACGTGGACGCCTACCCAGCTGCCACGGACTGGGACAACGACACTACCAGGAACATCCACGGCACGAAGGCCAACTCCAAGGGCTCCACCACAGCGCAGTACGTCCACCAAGTCCCTCACCTGAACACATGGGTAGGTCACACGCACCGCGCCGAGATTACCTACCACAGCGTGATTGGGCCACGTGGTGATGCCATCGAGTCCTACTCTGCCAACCCCGGCTGCTTGTGCCGTGTAGACGGCGCTGTGCCCTCTGTGAACGGCGCAATCGGTGCTGACGGTACTGCGGCCAAGATCGTGGAGAACTGGCAGCAGGGGTTCGGGGTGGCCTATTACAACGACATCGAGTCATGGCCTGCTGTCTACCGCATACGCAACGGGCGGGCCATTATTGATGGCATGGTTCTCGGGCAATAAAAAGTGGGAGTCCCCCAATAAGGGACTCCCACTCTTAGATACACCCTGCTTTTCTGTCAGGATTGCTCGCTGAGCGTATCACGCTCTGGGTGGTCTTCGATGACGAAACCCTGACCGGGCTGCCAAACAATCCGCTCCGTGCCGATGGAGTAATCCTCGATGAAGTTGCGTTTGAGTGCTTTCATCTGCTCCTCGGTCAACTGGGCGGTGGTGTAGGGGACGCCATTCTGTGTGTAGAACTGGACTAACTGGGTCTTGGGTTGCTCACTCATCCGTCTTCCCTCCGCCACACCGCGATCTGGTGGCTCAAGTTGGCCAGAGCTTCTGTCACGGCCTCGATAAACTGGCCAGGATACAAGCCTCGAATCGGCTTGACGTACACCTTGCCGATGATCTTGGTCTGGCAGGAGTCCCCATCAGGGTCATCCTTGAACTGGAAGTGCCCGTGCCGACACAGGTAGCCGATTTCAACGCGCTTTCTCATTCTGACTCCTTTGGGTGTAGCAATTCAATGACGCCTAGGTGACGCTGGCGGACAAGGTAGCTAAGTGCGTGCTGGAGGGCTGCTACTTGGTGACCCTCTTTCAGCTCCCCTCGCTTGGGATACAGCCCAGCTCGTTTCAGGACAGCCGGGGTGATGAGCTTGTCCTTGCCCCGCTGCATCCTGCGCTGGAACACGATGGGGATGTCCAGGGACTGAAGCCAGTGAATGATGGCCAGTGGGCTCTCGTAGTCGATGCCGTGGGAGCCTTCCTCCAACTCGAAGGACTCGACTACCAGCACGTCGTAGAAGTTCTCAGCTCCTAAGAGTTCCACCGCGTAGTGCCACCAATCTTGGAAGCCTTTTAGCCCGTCAGGAACAATGCGCGAGTAGGTGGTCTGGCCCCTGTCGGCGTCAAACAGACACACTCCGGTTTTGAGTCCAGGGTCAATGGCAAGGACTCTCATTCGAGGTAATCGTCATACACGAGGATGTCTTCAACGACACCATCAGGATTGAATGTGATGACCAGCCTCTCATCTACTTCATGTGCAATCCGCGCGAGGTCTGCGAGAGAGTTGACCTCCACCTTGAACCCCATGTAGGGCCGCTCGGGGTCTCCTCCGTAATAACCTGCTACTCCAGTCTCAGCCCAAGGAACGGGCTTCTTCTCGCTGTTGCTGGCCCGTGTGATTTTCGCTTTGCTCATGCTGTCATCGCCAAGTAGTTACCAATTGCGCGCCAAACCAGCTTGGCCGTCTCGCGCGACATGATATCGGCGCAGCACTCCGAGTAGACAATTACACCCTCGCTGGTGACCTCCACGCTGTAGTCGTTGCCCGTCCCGTCTTTCCAGAAGTAGGTATTCTGCAGGAAGACAACTGGCTCGGGCTTGGGAGGCTCAGGTTCTGGGCCGGGGTCTGTGTTCAGCTTCAAATCTTTCATTATGTGCTCCTGTAGGTAGTTGTGTGTAGGCACCAATTTATAGGCACTCGCCTACAGGTGTCAATAGCTAGACGGCAGCAAGGTTCTCAGCCAGCCAAGCGTCCCAAGCCGCAGGGTCCATCTTCTGGCTCCAATCGAACCCGTATTCAGGCTCGGCCTCCATCACCAGCAAGTCACCAAACTGGTTCCTCCCCTCTTCCAGCATCTCAAACTCCATCAGTGTGCCGATGACCTTGGCGTTCTCGATGGGGCTGTCCACGATGATCTGGTCATGGATGGTTGCGACAATCCATGCATCATACTGGGCCAGCTGGGGGGCGATCCTGAGTGCAGCTGCAAGGCAGATGTCATTACCCATCGACTGAGGCAGGAAGGACAGTGCTGAGTTCTCCACCTGATTCCGGTTCTGACGGGTGATGAGTTCGGACTGGAGGTGGAAACCATACGGTGTCACAATCTCCTCGTTGTTCACCGCCTTGCGCTTGACCTCCTCCTGCCACGCATTCAGCCCCTCACCCTCGGGGCCTAGATAGTTGGAGGCAATGCGGTAGGCGTCGTCCTCATCCATCTTCAGCTCTTTGGCAATGGCCCTGTAGCCGCGTCCGTAGTTCAGGCCGTGGGAGAACGGCTTGACCAGTGTGCGGTAGTGGGACTTCTTCATTTCAGCCGGAGTCATCTGGGAGAAATCCACGTCCGGGAACACGTCAGGGAGCATGGTCACAAAGAAGTCCGGCATCCCTGGCTGGAACGCCTTGATGAACCGCTCATCGCCTGAGAGGGCCGCTACGATCCTCATTTCCAGCTGGCCATAGTCAGGCTTCACCAGCACCCGTCCGGGGCCGGAGGGGATCACCATGCGCCTGTACTTGGGGTCTCTGGGGATGGTCATGATGCCAGCGCCGATGTTCGCCAGCCGCCCGGTGATCGGGCCAGTCAGGTTGAACGTCGTGTGGATCGTGGACCCGTGTGCCCGATCAAGGAACCCATTGACGTAGGTGCCAAGGTTCTTGGTCACGCCACGGATTTCGAGGAGCTTGGCCGCGAACGCTTCACAGGTTTCACCGTACTCACCACCCTCCAGCACCTTGGCCATGGCATCCACAGAAGAGGAGACCGCCATCTTGCCCTTGTTGGCCCCTGACTTGACCTTCAGCTTGGGAAGCTCCTTGCCCTGCTCCGCAAACCACTTGATGACCTGCGGGGGGCTGTTGGGGTTCAGCTTGCGGCCAGCGATCACGTCCAGCTCGGCACACAGGGTGGCCCGCTCGATTCCCAGTTCGATCTTCAACTGCTGGAGGTAAGGGATGTCAATGGTGAAGCCTTTGACCTCGGCATCCATGAACAGCTTGGAGAGTTCCATGCGCTTGTAGAACACCTGCTGGGCATCCTCATCAGCCCGGAGGTCATCGCGCATACGCTCAGCCCACAACCACGCAGAATAAACGTCGAAGGCCGCGTAGCGGTACAGCAGGTCACGGGGAATCCGCTCGAAGCCTGATCCCGAGGAGTAGTGGCGCGCGTCGTGCCAGCTACCGTCCTCGAACTTTTCGTACTCGGTGTAGGTGGCCGTGCCACGGTACTTCTTGGTGGCCTCATCCCAGTCCTCAAAACCCAGAAGCCGCTTGGTGACAGGCTTCAAGCCTTGCTCCCCTGCGGCGGGGTAAAGAGCGTAGTGGGCCAGCTGGGGGTCAAAGACAAGGTTCACGTCCGACTCAGGGAAATACTTGATGTCGAACTTGGCGTTGACGAACATCACCATATTGTTCTCCAGGAACCGGCAGAACGCCTCGTATACCTCTGGATCGGTACACAGTTCCTCGGGAATGACATAGTTCATGTCCCCGAATGTGAAGCTGATGGTGATGAGCCGTTCCTTGTCCGGCAGGTCAGCGTCCACATCGCCGGAGACTTCCGTATCCACCATGACCTCGCGGCCCGTGATGCCCCGCAGGTTCGCCAGCAGGATGTCCTTGGTGCGCAGGACGGTCCACTCGAACTCGGGCAGGTCAGGCGGTGCCGTGAGCAGCTGGAACGCCTGTGTCAGCCGGGTGATGATGTCAGCCTTGGTGACCGTCTGAGCCACTGACGGTGCCGGGACAACCCGCTCGGTGCCTTGGCGCTTGTAGGCTCCCATGGCGAACACCACGGCGTTGGGCGGCAGGTTGTCGGTGACGGGGGCAAAGTCCAGTTCCACGTCGGGAATGGTGTCTGCTTTGACCTTGGCCATGATTTCCAGGCACTGGGGCGTCACGACATCTTGGCTGCTCAAATAGACCCTCACATCTTCCGCCTTATGATTTCGTCGTTGATGTAAAAAGCGGCCTTCTCCAAGTCCTCAATGGCGTTGCCTTTGAGGTCTGCCCGCCAGATGTACTTGAAGGCGTTCCCGAGGTTGAACCCCATGTGGCGGGTAATGGTCAGGCACTCAACACCACTGGGATGATTTGTGTAGTGGGGAGGGTGGTTTACAACGTCAACTTCGCTCACTGTTTGCTCCTAGAATTGCTTTGTCTTTTGGTAGAGGGAGGTTTCAGATGCCCCGGTCAGCCGGGAGATGGTGCCCACCGATGTGCCGGTGGCTACCGCCCCCTGTATGAAAGAGGCTGGTATGTGTGTATCTATGATGACCAGCTTACGAAGATACACGAGTGAGGACAAGACCTCGGGCTGGAATTTCCCACCAATCGCATTCTTTTTCATGTGGCGGGCCACGGTGGGAACACTCAGGCGGGTAATCTTGGCCAGCTGGTTCAGGGAGAACAGCCCGAAGCCATGCAGTTCGTGTGCCATGAGGAGCCGCTGCTTGCGGTCTGCCAGCACAGAGAGTTGCCAGAGTTCCTTGGCCCGCATGAGACCGTTCAGGCGCGTGTCCTGCACGTTGGTCAGGTCAGCGGTGAAGATGTCGTCTACTAGGGTGCTCATTACGCGGCCATCTCTTCTTCAATGTCAATGCGGGTGATCCAGCGGACACCCTTATCCGGGAGTGATACGTGGATGATTCCGGCCTCTGTCAGGGACTGGATGATTTTCAGGAACTCATCGGCCCGAAGGTCTGAGCGGAAATGCCGGTAAACGACTTCCCACTTGGCCGTTCCGCCCTTTTCGATCAGGAAATCCTCAACCTGGGTCTGCCTGCGCATCCATGAGGAATCGGAAATCTTGTTGGCCATGTTGACCATGTGACCGAACCATGAGCTGGCGTAGTTGATGGCTGCCAGCATGTGCGGAACCTGCACCTCATCACAGCAGTCCAGCATGGCCAGCAAGGTGGCCGCTTTCAGGATGGATTTCGAGAGCCGGTCAGACGCGGCCTCGATAATGGCGTGGCGCTGGTGGCCCTCTGCGGCGTCCAAAACCTGTGTGATGAACAGGTTCAACCTCAGCCATGCTTCCGGCACACAGGGGACAGCCTTGGTGGGTGCTGTGGGGTCATTGAAGCCAGCCCAGTGCTCGCGCGCGGTCTCGATCCTCCTGAGCATGGCGGTGAACACCACGTCCCCTGTCTTGACCTCATTCAGGTCTTGCTGCTCCAGCCAGTCAGAGGCTGCAGAGCGGCTGGGAGGTTCGGCAGAGATGTAGATGAACCGTGTCAGGAACCCCGAGCGGAAGTCCTCCTGCGTCAGGTACTCGGACATCTGGGAGCCGATGCCCATCATGAACAGGGTCAGGCTAATATCCGCCCCGGCACGGCGGTTGTTATCCCCGGTGGCCCTCAGCTTGCCGGACACATGCCCGTCGTACAGTTCGGTCATCTTGCCCTTGGCACCGGCCATGTAGGCTTTCTTATCCATCTCCTGAATCCAGCCCTGTGCCTCATCACGGTGCAGTAGGGATGAGCGGTTGGGGCGTTTCAGGAGTTCGTTGTCCAGAGCCTCGGGGGTGAAGTCAGAGCCGAGGTCATAGTTGTAGTCAAGCTCTCCGGCCACATCGGCGTCGGGGATCACGGACAGTGCCTTGATCATTGAGATGCCTAGTGCGCGGGTGGTGGACTTCCTGGAACGGGTGGTCTCCCCCAGCACCATGAACCACAGGTTGAGCGGGAGCCGCCCAAACTTGGGGACCGCGTGGCCGAAATCGGAGAACACGGTGGAGAGGATCGTGAAGGCTGCTGCAACGTGGTACTCGGGGCTGGCGTCCGTCTTGGACATGCCCCACGCCATGTAGTCGTCAATGAAGGTGGAGCCCAGTGAGGCCTTCTCAGCCAGCGTGAGGAAATCCACGGATTTGTCCTTGGCCGTGGGCTCCACGGTGACGGTTGGCTCGTAGCCGGGGTCTTCCTTGGGGTCTCCAAGCTCGGACTTGGACCGTGCCCGCAGGATGTCCTGCCAGATGTTGTTCTCGTTCTTGTCCGACCGGAACGGGTGGTCCCACAGGATCACAAAGACTGCCTCATCCGTGGCTCCTGCCCTGAACAGTTCGTTCTGGAGGAGGAAGCGGCCATTAGAAGGGTCTACGTTGCCCGTTGTGGTTTTGTTCAGCAGTTGCATTAGTTGCGGGGAGGCCTTCAGGGACCGGAGTGCATCCCCCTTGCTGGGCAGTGCGCCCATCTGCCTTAGAGACGCCACTGCGGTCCGCGACTCCACGGGAGGGTAGACGGCTGCAAACTCGTCCAATGTGTAGGCGTGGCCGGTGTCCTCGAAGCTCACAAGGAAGGGCTCATCGTACTTGGTGTTGGAGGTGCCTGGAACCCGGAGTAGTTTGTTGACCGCCCAGCCGTTGTCAAGTCCTGTGACAGATTTGTCATGTGCGTTGGAGACGCTGTGAGCCAGCGGTTCGATCAGGGCCGGATCGTGGCAGTCGGTGATTTTCCAGTACAGATGGGTCTTGCTGTCCGAAGTCTGAACAATGGCAGAGGGCGGCAGCAGGGCATCGTCAATGCTGAAGGTGTCCGCGTCGGCGTGAACTACCTGGATGGCCCGCGCCAGAGACTTGCGTGCTCCAGCAGTGCCCTTGAACAGGCAGGGTGAGGTGTAGACATCCTCAGCAGTCAGCTTGGCGGTGAGGGCCAGCAGTTGTTCACTCTGCTCCGGCCAGCTGAAGAACCTCTGGATGCTAGGCGCTCCGGTGGAGTCTGTGCGGGCGATAACAGCCCTGCCCTGAAGCCCCTTCCAGAGGAACTTTGTGAACTCTTCCTGCTGGCTCATGCTTTGTCGTTCTTGTAACGCATTGCCCCGGCTCCTTTGAAAGCTAAGCCAACGGGGTGAGCCGTTGGCTAATTTTGTAACTAGTGCCCGTGACCCTGCTCGAAGGGGTTGTGTGCTGTCACAGCACGGGCGGTGAAACTAGAGCTTGAACTTGGCTCCGCTTGCCTTGGCCTTGGGGGCCGCTGACGGTGCCTTGCCCAGAACAGCGGCGGTGGCTGCTGCCGAGGTGGTCACGGAATCCAGTGAGCGGAAGCCACGGACCTGCTCGCGGTACTCTGCCGGTTCGATGTCAACCCATGACCCGTTCACCTGATGCTGCTTGCGACGGTGGGTGACGGCAACCTGAAGTTCTTCCTGCAGCCAGTCATCCGTGTCGAGGTCCGCCAGTTCCTCAGCGCTGGTGCCCAGAGCCTTGGCAATCGCCAGCAGGTCATACGGCGGGGTGGGCTTGCCTGTCTTCTTGTCCGTGCCCTCGAAGGCGTTGATGTCTGCGAACAGGCGGCGGTTGCCCTGCTTGGAGCCGTCGGGGGCTTCCTCGCCGTCCACAATGCGGAACTGGAACTTCAGGCGCAGCTTGCCCTTGTTGTCCCCGTTCTTCACTTCATCGTTGGTGATGGAGAAGATGCTGACGGTGTAGGTGCCTACCGGAACCGGCTCGAACTCGCGTCCTGAGGAGTCAACGGTTTCCTGGTCTACGTTGAGTGACAATCTTGCCATGGTGGTTACTTCCTTCTTGTTTGGTGTGTATGTGTTGTGTTGGAGAAACTTACAGACTTAGTAAGCGATAGTGAAAAGCTTAGCACTACGATTCGGTTGCGTCACTGGTCAATTGCTCATAAATTTCACCCATCGTGGATAACTCCGTGTAGAGCGCAGCATGCTTGGCGATAGTGGACGGCTTCTTAGGTTTGTATCTGGCGAGGTGCTGGAGTTGCCTGCAGATTCGGCACCACTTACTGCCTGCCTTACTGGGGAGTGAGTTCTCCTCCGTGTACTCGTGCCCGCTCGGACAGTGAGTAACTGGCTTCGAGCCCCAAGGTGGTAGACCGCGAGCAAGATTTTCCTCATTGGTCACCACCTCCAGGTGTTCGATATTCACACAAGCGTGGTTCCGGCAAAGGTGGTCAATGACCATGCCTTCGGGTATCTCCCCTACGAAGTGGGTGTACATCAGGCGATGAGCCATCCAGTTCTTACCCTCGTACCCCGCAGTTCCATAGCCTTTGGCGTTTAGGGTGCCGATCCACTCGATGCAACCGTTATCACCCGGAACGGTGTACCTAGCCAGCTTGTCCTCGATGGTCAGGGCGTAAATGCCCTGCCCCCGGCTACCCCGTAAGCTGCTCAAAGATGGTCCTCATGTCGGGGTTGATAATCTGGAAGTCCAGTGTCCCGAAACGGTCCCCGGCCAGAATCTTGCCATCCTGCCCGGTCTGCAGGACCCGGAAGTTCTCTTTGGTCTTCTTGTCCTGAGCCACCGCGAGGTAGGCGATGATGTCCACGATTTTGGGGACTTCCCCGAGGCTGCCCTTGCCCAGCAGGTACGGCTGGATACGGCTGGCTCCGGTGTTCTCATCCCGGAGTTCCTCGGAGTGGGTGATGAAAATGGCGTTGACCGGGGAGCGGTGCATCAGCTTGACAACGTTGATGGTGTTGTCCTTGATCGTGCCCCAGTCCTGAATGCGCATTTCCTTGGTGCCATCTGCGGTGATGTGGGCCTTCATGTGCTCCTGAAGCTCACCCAAGGTGTCCACGATCATGGTCCGGTACTTGGTCTTGCCCTCAGCCACAGCTTCGATGATGCCAGCGGCCTGAACCCAGTTCTCCGGCTCAATCACGTCCATGTCCGGGTAATCCCGTGCCAGCACACTGGACCCGTCTTCCAAGGCCAACAGCAGGACCGGGGAGAGGGCTTCCACCTCGTTGGCCGTGCCAGCCAGCAGGGTCTTGCCGGACTTGGGCAGACCAGCCAGCAGGAGGCTGAACGTGGTGTCGGCCTTGCGCGGCTTGGTGATGTTGCAGATGGTTGACAGGTCAAAAAGATCCTTGGTGGGGGCAGGCTTCTTGGCTACCCTGGTCTTGGGCTTCTCCTTGGCCTCAGCGTCTGCCGCCTGCGCTGCCAGTGCGGCCAGTGCGGCTTCAGCCTCGGACTCAATAGCGTCGTAGGTGTCGTCCAGCGTGTCTTGGCTCATCAGCTTATTTCCTCTACGGTGAAGGTGATATTGAACTTGGTGTTGGGGTATCCGTCTGCCGAGTAGAACTCAGCCGTGACAGTCTCGCCGGAGCTATCTGCGTAGAAGCCAACGTCCACTGCAAGGCCATCCTGCATGAAGATGTTCAGCGCGGCTGAGATTTCCTCTCGTACTTTGGCTATTTCGGCGCTCATTTCGATGCCTCCAGTTCAGCCAGTACGGTGTCTACGGCGAATTCGATCACGAGGGCAGACAGGCCCCCGTCACGGACGGGTGGGACATGGACGATGCCCCGTCTGTCCGTCTCGGTGTTGGCTGCGTGCTCCGGCCAGCCATCGCGGACTTTCTGAATGAGTTCCTGTCGTGTGGTCATGGTGTTCTCCTAGTTGGTTGCGAGGTTGTAGCTGGTCAAATCTCCACGGCCCGGTCCACGGGGGCCGCAGGTGTAACAGGTGATTTCGTCAGGCTTGGCCGGGTTGGAGGTTTCGCTCGGGATGTCATCGAGCTGGCCAGCAACCGTGTACTCCCAGATGCTGATAGCTCGGGCCACAGCCCCCTCGAACAGGGCCGGGTTCACGTCTTCCTCCCAGAGGATCACGTCGCGGATGTCGTTGGTGTGCCGAGGCATGAACGCCAGCACACACTTCTCGATGTCGTAGCCCCGCTGAATCCAGCCCTGTGCATAAATCTGTTGCTGGACCCGGTACTGCATGGACGGCATGTGCTGGTAGGCGTTCAGCTCCTCACCACGCTTGGTGGCCATGCGTGCCTTGGCTAGGGCCATCTGCACCTTGTCGTAGCTCCACGCTCCGGGGAACTTGAAGTCGAACGTCCGGCCCCAGTCAGGAACCATCAGGTCACAGCTGCCACCGATGGAGCCATAGCCGGGAATCTCGAAGATGTCTTTGAGCTTGGTTTCCCGGAAGACCTCAACCCCGAGGTCCAGATTGTGCTCCAGGTAGTAGTGGAGCCCTGTGCCCAACCATGCCGCGTAGCCGAATTTCTCGGCCTCCCTGTTGGGCATGTCGCACAGCTTGGCTGCCATGTCGTAACCAAGGCAGTAGCTACACCCGCCCACGGACGACGGGCCGATCTTTACCTGCCTGTCACGGTCTGACGGCTTGGCAATGGCCTTGATGAACAGGTTCTGAACCTGCTGCATGGACGGGATTTCCAGTGTGGTGGTCATCGCCTTGCACCTCCCACCTTGAATGACACTTGCTTGCCGTGGACCTTCACCCGGCAGAGTCCCCGGTGATTCGGGGGCCGCTGGCAGATGTCTGCCGTCCCTGGGTAGCTGTTTGCGCAGTACCCTGTGATGTCGGGCCACTCCATCACGTCACCATCCGAGTCATACCCACGGTGGTAGAGGTGCTGCCCTGCCTGCGTGCAGGTGTAGGTGTTGCCTGTCCAACTGCCGATGAACGTCTCTCCACATTTCATGCTGCTCGGCGCTCCTCATAAAGGTAGATTTCGGGCTCTGGAAACCCAAGCCTGTCCCGCTGGATTTCCAGATACTCTGGGTTGAGTTCGATGCCGATGTACTTGCGGCCTTCCCGCAGTGCCACAAGCCCGGTTGTCCCACTACCGGAGAATGGGTCAAGCACCACGCCGTCAGGTTTGCAGCCTGCCCGGACCATTGGCTCGATCAGCGTGTCCGGGAAGGTGGCGAAGTGAGCGCCCTTGTACGACTGCGTTGGCACACTCCACACGTCCTTGAGACGAACCAGCGTCTCGCCATCCACGCCTGTCTCTTTGATGGCGTCCACGTCGAAGTGGTACTTGTCCCCCTTGGAGAACATAAAGATGGTCTCGTGTGCCCTCGTAACGCGGTCCTTGATGGCTTCCGGCGTGGGGTTGGGCTTATGCCAGATAATCTCTGAGCGGAGCAGCCAGCCCGCGTCCTGTAGGGCAAAGGCAAGCTTCCACGGGACGCCGATCAAGCTCTTGTTGCGGAGGTGGAGGGAGCGTTTGTCCTGTGGGCGCTTCTCCTTGTTCTTGCCCTTCTCAAACGTCTGCGCTGGCTGAGTCAATGGGCGTGATCCCCGGCCATAGGTATCTCCGATGTTGAGCCAGAATGTGCCATCGTCAGCCAGCACCCTGTGTGACTCCAGGAAGACCTGCATCAGATCGTCAATGTAGTCTTCCAGCGTTTCTTCAAGACCGATCTGGCCTTCAATGCCATAGTCCCGAAGGCCAAGATACGGTGGGCTGGTGATAATGCAGTCCACCGATCCAGTGGCCATCATTGTCAGGTTCTCGTAGGAATCCCCGAGGAACAGTGCCGCGTTCTCCATGTGGTGCTCAGTGTTCATCATGCGACTAACCTATTCTGCCGCTCTGACAGCTCGTTGCGGCGTCTGCGGATTACATCCCGTTGTGCTGGGTCGGTTCCGGCGAGAACCCCATGCTGGTCCCCTGTGTCCAAGGCGAACTCCAGGCAGTCAGCGATCAGCTTGCACTTGCGGCAAATTGACTTGGCCTGCCTGACCTGAAACTGGTGCTCATCCCCGTAGCTCTTGGGGAAGAACAGTTCCGGGTCACCGATCTGGACGCAGGGGGGTGGTTCGTCTGCGATCTTCTGGAGGAACGCCTTGGACTTACTCATGCCGTTACGCTCGCCAGTGCCTTGACCTCGGTCACAAGCTCATCGAGCTGTTCCACGGTCGTGACCTTGGACCTGTGTGCCAGTGCGCGGTTGTGCGTGTTATTGAACACCCAGACCTGTACACCGGGGAACTCAGTGTCAAAGTCAAGGATTAGCTGGAGGTCGGCATTCAGTGGCTGCATGAGCGGGGCCAACTTGGCATGGGCGTACCCGGTCAGCATGAAGATGTTGCTGGGGTTCATGGCTTCACCAGTTCCAGTAGGAGTTCAGCGTTGTTGACCCGGAACATGGCCGAGAGGTGCAGGGTCTCGAACTCGGAGCCATGGTAGATGTTTACTGCCATGCCGTAGTCCTCAGCCGTCCAGTTGTACGGCTTCTTGGCTTGGAGGATGCCCACATACTCTGCGAAATCCTCTTGCAGCGCGGCTGCCTCGTTGTTAGCCTCGATGCCGATCTTGGCCAGCTCCATCTCGAAGCCCTCGGCGTGGGACTGGTAGGAGTTCCATTCGTCCTCGGACATGTTGTCCATTGCCGGTGCGGCTTCCTCGTGGCCGAGCTTGTCAGCGCGGAAGATGACCCACGCGGATTCTTTGGTGATGCTCACTGTGTGCTCCTTGTTTACTGTGGTGAGGTTGAAATGAACGATATGACCAAGCGGTGCCGAAAAGTTTTACTGGTCGTGCCCGTAGAGCTTGTCCCAGTCGATGTCGCAAGTGCAGCCAACCTCGGCCCCCTTGCAAGCCCAGCAGCCTTCACAGGTACAGGGGTCATCCGGCCCATGTGGGACCACGTACTCGGTCACGCCTGCTCCTTGTCGATGGAGAGCTTCAGGGTCATGCCGGAGACCTTCTGGAACTGCTCGTACTGCTCGGGGGAGACCTTGGCCTTGACCAGAGCGGAATCCAGGGAGACC